ATCCCCTAACGCTCGCGCAAGTGTGCATGCAAAAACTAACATACATACGGCCAGCGACCCACTTTATATTTATACACCCACCTTAGGGTGTTGTGGGGGGGGCAACCCCCCTCAGGCAGCTGCGGCGGATCCTCCTCCCGGTTTGCCCAAAGAAGTGGATTCCTTAGACTCTTCCGGAGTATCGGGTTTCTGGCGCGCAATGCCTGACTTTCTCGCTTTTCCAAGTGCGAAATATGGATCTAAGAGCGTCCGAAATGACAGCCCATTAGACAAAAACGAAAAATGGAAATTTCTCAACGCAAAGCTAACATTGAGATAAACAAAATCGGGGACAGTGTCAGATGCTTGCAGTGAATTAACAACGCAAATCTGAAAGACCCCCATAGAGTAATTAATCCGGTCACGAAGGGGAGGAGACCCACCCATGACTGGATTGTGTGGCACACGAAGCATTTGCGAAGTGCTTCGCCACGGAATAACGACTTCAACAGTCGTTGGGACGGAAACATCAATAACCGTAGCATACGCAGAGGTAGATTGAGTAATTGATGAAGTCCCAGATTGGCTTCGATAATTGGGAAAACAAATAAGTTGACCACCATGTCCACGGGTGGAAACAACCTGAATTGAAAAAACAATATCAGCCCGCCAAAATTCGAAAACTGAAGCAGCATAGGACGCAAGCATCATATTGACAGTCCCAAGTAATGGAGCAGCAATAATCTCGGGGCAACACGTTAATTCCGAACTAAACAAAACGTCCCCCGGGGCGGCTCCAACACCATAACGCAATGTACGGTAAAAGCTCAACCGCCCACAAAGGTTATCCAAACGACATTCATCTGTAGTAGTCGAAAATTGAGTCTGAGTGACCATAGTCGAATCAGAAGCACAGCCACCCATGTAGTGAGCAGGGGTGACATTATCAATGTTCGTAACATCAGGAGCACCAACAAGAATCATAGCAGAAGGTGTAACTCCCAAAACTGGACGAGTTCGATTACCTCCTGAAACTGCCCCCGCACGACTACGAGCCGTATCGGGAAAATTGTTCATCTGGGCCTTAACCTCAATAAAATCCTCATCCTCCTTCATCGCTGAAACTACCAAAGTCTCAAAATGAGGATCAGGAAATGAAACAAAGAGGGAAAAAGTCGCATAATCTTGGGTAACCAAAGCCCCGACGACCAACGGATTAAAGATCGCCAAAACAAAAGTTCCCTGAGAGACAGTAAGGTCAGAAGCATCAAGCTGAGTCTGATGATGAATCCACGGGATTTCAAAGATCACCTCACGATTCCCACCAGCCAAAATCAATTGATTCGGCAAAATACTCTGACTAACCATCGAAGACCCAATAAAAGTGTTAACATAAGTGGCATCGCGCTCAGGAACAAAATACGCAATACACATACCTTGCTGAAAAGGTTGGGATTGCAACTTAATCTTTATCCGAACCCTCCCACGATAAAACTGCATCAAAGTAAAAGGAATCCGATTAACACCAGTAAGAAGATTGAAGGGGACATTATAGATGGCAAGCTGAGTGCCAAAAGGATCACCAACGATCCACTTAGCGGTGTGCAAAAATTGCCAACGCTCAGACAACTCAGCAACAGAAAAAGGACGCTCAATCTCCCCCAAATCACCAGAAGGACCCGTAGAGGGACGAGCATTATCCAAACCAATAGCCTTCTCTTCAACTTCAGAGAAATTAACACCTTCCTGCATCTGCGCATGAGCCTCAACAGAAAGGCCAACCTCCCCAGCACGATCAGGATATTTGGCAACAAATTGTTCAGCGGTTCCAAGGAAAAATTGAGGAACCTCCATAAGATAACCAAAACGATAATTGTCACCACCAGCAGCCCAAAGATACTTACTAGGAGAAGCAGCCGCACTAAAGTTGACCTCACCAGCAGAACAAACATCAGTGGTAGATTCACTTGCAAAGCGAGGAATAGAGGTAATTGGATAAGGAGAAACCCAGGGAAAAGAGAACAAATTGGCATTGCCACCAGGAGCGGCATAGGCAACAGGCCCCATACTCCCAAAATTAGCAAGATTCTTATTGGAGAAAGCCGTATCGCCATTGAAAGCTGTATCATACATAATATCAAAGGTTTGATTCCCCTCGAAATTGATGACCAAATCGCCAACATAATAACGAAACAAACGAGCCCAATAAGATAAATGTCCAGGTCGTGCAAACTGTGAAACAGCAGGAGTTGGCAAAAGAACATCCCCTGTGAAAAAGTTTGTTTCAGTCCCAATAAATGCACGAACGAAAACAGAAAACCTCCGAAGAAACTCAACAATCGAAGTTGAACCATCATAGGTCGGTCGCACCACTGCAGACGACGTGGAGGGAACACCAACAGTGACAACAGAAGAAACTTCGTTAAAATTTTCACGTTGATCAACTTGTGACATCATCTGCGCCTTAACACTAACAAAGTCAAACCCATAACTGTCAAAAGAATAAGAGTCCCGAACATCAGAAACAAACTGCAAATTCGAAGACTCAAGACCTGCCCTCCGAACGGCAATGACTTTCTCAATCGGTCGCTTCCAAACCCGAGTCAAAAGCCGAGGGCGAACTTTGGCAAAAAGATCAGAGTTGACCTGAGTGTCCAAAGTATTCCACCAAGCAATAGGAACCATCGGATCATCAACATCATAGTCAAACACATTCTCAGTGCCAAAAGCAGCATAACACTCATGCCAAGTCAAAAGACGACCAGGAACCCCCAAATCAACAAAGATCCGCTCCAAATCATCCCGAAGTTGGTTCCAACGTCGCTTACTATGGCCAAATGAACGACGAAGAATGTCATTGGCATTGGAAAGAGTCGCCAAGACTGGATCAAGGTTCTTACAAATCCATACACAACAGGCAAAGAACCTATCATCAAAATCAGGAACTGCAAGATGAGTGATACCAGGGAAACGAGGAGGCCGATCAACCGCATCACAGCGAGTTCGAAATTGAAGGAAAGAACACTGCTCCAAAGGCTTCAATTCAACAATTTCAGCCTCCTTATCAGCAGGAGTGTAAACAACACCAATACTGCCAAGAGCCTCACAAACAGTCCGTTGATTATAAAAACCAGAAACCGCAGGATTAACAGCAGAAATGTTGTCATCACCAAAGCCCTTAGCTCGAACATACTTCTCATAAAAAGCCAAATTGGCCATTTGAGGCTCTAGCTTACGAGAACAAATGAGAAAAGCATAACGAAGAAAGAACATGTTCATAAGATTCCCAAAAAGAACTGTAGTTGCAAAAACCCCAGACTTCAAATCGCCAGATTGAGCGAAAAAGTCCTGTCCCACAATAATCCAACAATTCAACATGGAATAAACCAAATTCCTACGAACAACAACATCCTGGTCAGTGCAAACACCATGAGCACGATACCACTCATTGGCAATCCCAAGAATCATGTCAGCAAGTTGGGCACACAAGTATCTCTCAAACTTAGTGTAATCCCCATCAAAACCAACGTCAGAAACCTGCCGCAAATACTGCCACATGGTATTCCAATCAGTAGATTGTGGATTCATACCAACAGCAGAGAAACACATGTTGTAAGAACCATGCATAAAATTCACAAACGCCCCAAAATAACGCCTCATATGCAGGGTATGCAAAAAGGATAAATTGGAGATGATCCGAGTCTTAAAAGCTGTAAGCTTCTTCTGGCTACGGAGTTCATCTTTCAAATGCAAATAAATCTTAGCAGTAGGAATCTCACCAACAGGAAGATCCTGCCCCATCTGGACGGTCAAAGCCTCATACTCAACAGATGCAGCAGGAGAAAGATAAAATTCCCCAGGGTCACCCAAAATAACATGGCGCTTACCACGAGCACCAGGCCAAACACAAAAAGGCCAACCAGCAGAGGTCCGCAAAGACATGGGTTTTAAATCCAAATGATCACCACGACCATTCAAACCCTCACCCAGCGTCAAAACACGAACACTCTTCTGGAAATCAGCCCGCCAAGCTAATTCAAAATGACGTGTAATAGACGCACCAACCTCATCAACATCACATTGAGGATAAGGATGAGTAGCTGCACCAACCGAACACTCTGCCAACTCTTTACGAATAAGATCATTATAAGAAAAAGGACAATCAACAGAGTAACCCAAATGCGCGGGCGCACGTTGAACCACAGAGAACAAGGGTTCAGGTGCAATAGGAGAACGCACATAAGAAGTTTCAGTATGGGGAGGAGGAACACGAGGAAAAACCGAACCCATGAAATCAAGACCAATAGGCATGGGAACATGCATTTGCACCTTAACACCAACCTCAGCAAAAAGAGTATTGGGTATAGGACGAGCAATCCCCCGCGGCTCCCCACGATTAATGGTTCGTTCAGCAACATGCATCCCAAGAATAGCAACATGCCCCCCAGGATTGATACCAATAACCAAAGCCCCACAATCACCATCTTTCCGACCAGCATAAACAAGCTGTTCAGGAATATAACAATTGCGGCCTTGCCCAGAAAAGGCACGATAACGAAGAGCATCAGCCTCGTAACCAACGTCCTTCAATTCATCAAAAGTGACATGAGTCTCTTTACCAGCAGCCAAAAACCCATAACAAGCAAAGGCCTTCGTCAAACGGGTATCAACTGCATCAGCAAAATAACGCTCAATATCAGGCATAGAGAAACCAGTACCAAGACGATAGATAATCCAATCATCGTACATGGTTTGGCCCTTCTCATCAACTCGATGATAACTCTCAATATTCTTACGCTCAAAAACGACATCACGCTTGACTTTACCAACGGCAACTTCAAACACTGTGCCATCTTCAAGAAGAGAATCTTCATCAATAGGATCACGGAAGAAGTGATAGGGGCACAAAAGCTTATCAGCCTTAAGAACAACTCCACAAAGCCCTGCACCACGACCCCAAGTAAGACGAGCCATATTAAGAGAGATTTTCTCCAAAACTTGACGCGTCTGGAGTACAGATTGCTCAACAACCTGATCCTCCAACTCCTTCTCAGGAGAAATTTGGGCATGCATAGCCTTATGATGACTCGTAGACTTAGAAACTGCGTGGGCAGTCTTTCTATGAACCTTTGAGTTGGGTTTCGTACCCCACTGGGCTTTGCGAGCCAAACGCTCAAAACGATCCGCAAAACGCTGACCTTCATAGTCAGTTGAATTAGCGGCCGCTTGAGAACGAGGTTCTTCAGCATCACCAAGAAGATAATCGAGAGTTGCTCGACCAATCTTATAGGCTGCAAAAGCACCACCAATGGCTGCCAAAACATACTTATAATCCCACAAAGGTTTAGTAACCCAATGGTAAGCCGCCTTAACGACCCGAACAACTGAACGACCAGCAATAGCAAGACAATCAGAAATGACCTGCAAGGGAAGACGAAAAAGATAATCAACAACCCCAGGAGACCAAATCCCAAGTGCAACAGAAGGTGGTCGAACCGTAAGGTCATCAGGATTAAGATCAACCAACTCAACCGCACCAACTGGAATGCCATAACGACCCCTAGCCATAGGGAGCTTACCAGCCACAACAAGACAATCCCTATGGCCGGGAGTGATCTCAGCTTTAGTGGCAAGACGGATGGGAACTCCAGCCTCACCAGAAGGCTCGATCCGATTGAGGCTAATATTCCCAGAAGGAGTTTTAAAAGCAAAAGCAAGAGAAGTAATAGGCAAACTGGCATCAACAACCTCAATTGGCCTATAAAGACTCTTAGTGCTCCAATCACCAAGAGCTCGACTAAGATGAGGCATAAAAGGGCAAAACATAAGCTTCTGAGACATAAGAGAAAGCTCATACATAACAGTTTGCCCATAAACAACCATCCAAGGCACAACCTCATCAACATGACAACGAATGCCCTCCTTACCATAACGCAAAGCCATCACGTCAGACATAACAAGGGCATAAAACGCCATAATGGCCATCCGCTTAGAACAAGGAAGAGAAGCCTTAAGCCAATCCACCCCATAAATCGGGATAACCAAATTTGCAGGAACAATCTTAGCAAAAGTCTCCCAAGCAGAACGAAAAGTGTGTCGACCCCAACTCTTTCGAGGAACAAAAGGATCATCCTTCTCTTCAGTCTCAGGGAGATAATCAGAACGATAAATGGGTGGAAACTCCCAAGCAGCAATTACCTGGTAAGTCCCATCACGACGTTTACCAGCCTTCCGGGAAATACTCTTCTCAGTAGGAACCCAAAAGTCACGCTTATACTTCTCCTCAGATGTAACTGCCTTATCAGGAACAGGAACAAGTTCAGGAATGTCACTAGCGAGATAAGCACCGAAATCATCAGTCTCAAAATCGGGCTCAAACCCAGTAACGGGAACATCAGAGACACAACTCGAAAAGACAACCTTCTCAGGAGCAAGAGGGGGAAAATTTTCATTAGATGCCAGAATATCGGCATTAGCCAACTTTCGCTTAAGAACATCCTCTGAAGAACCCGACAGCATTTTCCCCAACTTACCAATGGAATCCATCTGAACTTGAACTTCAATTCCATCCAACTTCCTCTCCAACTCCATAAAATGATCACGCATAGCATGAAAATCAACATTTTGCTGGTCCCTAGCAAGCTTGTGCAAAAGATGAGCAGCCTTAAAACGAAGAACCAACTCAGTGAAGTTCAACTTCTGAACAACAACATCCTCATCAACCCCCATCAAATGGAAGCGAAGGTGTTCAAAACCGAGCCGATAACTTGGAGATTGCTTAGCGAATTGATCATAATCAAACCTGCCAGCCTCATCTCGACAACCAACAAGGTGCATAGAAAAACCCATAAAACGCCTTCGCAACGCAACACGATTGACTCCTTGAAAGTCAGTGTGATACGAAAAATTGGAAGTGGCAAAGACATAATCAGGATCAGCAGCACGACCTTTGTCAAAAGCATGAGGAGGGGAAAAAGGAATGTCAGAAATCAACTGCAAAGTCGCAAGACACATAGCCTTAACATCCTCAGGCTTACCATGACCAAACTCTTCAATAAGAATAACTCGCTGGTTATGCCAACTGGACCAATACTTCTCAGAAGTATTCAAAGAGCAAAGAATATCACTCTCGGCAAGTCCACGACCAGCCATCAAAACTGTAGACAAGGCTTTAACCATAAAGGACTTACCAATCCCAGGATCGCCATAAAAGAAACCACCAACAGACAAAATCTTCTTCTCATCACGAGTGAAGTTTTGAATATCATGATCAACTTCAGAACCCTGAATGTAAATCCCTTTAATGAAAGTACCAGGCCCACCAGTAACACGACAGGCAATCCCAGGATAAGCATCCAAAAACTTCCGCCACTTAAGATTCCAAGTGAAACAAAAATCAGAGGTAATACCTTTCTCCTCTTTAATCTTCATCAAACCACAAACCTCAGCCAAAAGGTTAGAATCAGTGCCAAAGGCAGCAAAGGGATGATACATACCAATATTGGTGAAGAAACCAACAAAGATTTGAGGCATGATAGAAATCAAATACTCCAAACCAGAATCAGCAATTCGGGCTCCACCAACAAGGGCGGGTCCAAGACGCAAAGCCTCTTTGACTACCTCAGAACTTCTAATGTTCTTTGGAACTGACAGAAGGAGAATCATAGCAATCGCAGAATAGCTCCGCGGATCGCCAATTTGGGATTTGGCCCAAATTTCTCCATCCATAACTTCCTCCTCCTCAGTTCTAGTTAGCGAGGAAAGGTAATCGGCAACGCTCTTAAAGACCCCAACAAGGTCACCATAAGCCGTCTTCATACACTCAGGCATGAGAATCGCAGCAGCCAAAAGGCCAGCAACAAGAGCCCCAGAAGCGCTCCAAATAACATCAGCAAACTTATCAAGAAGCCGACGAGCAAGAAAGAAAACAAGAGTCCCGGCACACCAGTTCACAACACCCTTGCAATTATCAGAAAACCAAGTGAAAACGGAGATGAAAGCCTCACGAATCCACTTGCAGAAACCACCAACACTGCCAAGCATCGAGATAGCCTCAGAGACATTGGAACTTGTCTTAGGATCTTGAAGGGGAGCCATTGCATCAGCAGCACCCATCATTGACGACATCATACCACCCTGAGCATGAGCCTCAACATCAACAAAATCACGATAATCACGGGTGTATTTAGACGTCCACTTATCAGGACTACAAGAATTCATCATCTCAGCAAGAGAATAACCAATCTTAGTAGAATAAATAGGCGGCAACTTGAATTCAGGACAACCACGGGTAACATAGCCCATAGCTTGCTCGGGGTTCTGCGCGCGATCAACAATATCACGAACAGTAGAACCAAGAAAAGCCATAAACTGAAAAGCAGGCAAGGTAAGAACCTCACGAGACTCAAGAAACTCAGCAGTTTGAAAAATGTTGCGCTTGTCCGCAATCAAATGGCTAAAAGATTGACAAGTATTGCCAAAATAACCACGAAGAAGGTGAAAATAACCAACACACTTCTCCTTACGAAGAGCAAGATTGCGAATAGCAACTTTAGCCAAACCAACGTCTCCAGAAAAGAAACCATTAGTGACAAAACCCTTAGTACGAAGATAATTGTCAACAAACTCGCATCCAGAACAAGAGCAAACACAACCAAGACGCCGAGAAACAAGAAAAATATTCACAAACCAAGCAAAAACCGCATCCTCAGGACGAGACTCAGCATAAACACGCAAAGTACGATCGACCAAACGATACGAAACCAAAGCTTGATTATAATAAGAACCAACATCATGTCGTCTCCCAGCCAGGGAAATGACATCACGAATGCTCTGTGCATAAATTCCAGTGAAATAAGCAGACAAAGTCCGCAAATAATCAACAGAAGATCCATCAACCTCAATACACCTTGCCAAATGATGGTCAAAGTCCAAAGAAGAAGCCTGCAAAACAACACGCATATCAGGAGAAGGAACTCCATAAGGCTCTCGATCCTCAGGTTCAACCAAATGCACAGGAGCAAAAGGAAGAGAATCAGCAGGATCAGCAGGAAGATCGGCAAATGATGCCAAAAGTTCAGGAGTGACACAAGGACAAACCTGGCCGGTCAAAGACCGAATGCCAGCACGAAGTGCCTTGCCACAAACACAAAAGACATTAGTAACCACAAATGATGCAGTCGCTAATTGTTTCACACTCATCGAAGTATTCGTAGAGTTGTCAGACATGAAAACAAAGGTGAAAAGGGGGGGATGGGGTTGAAACCCA